GCGGCGGATTATTTGAGGTCGCTTTATGCGGAGTTTCCTTTTGGGGATTGGTATTATGATGATCAGGGCGTGCGCCAGAGCCGGTCCCTGGCTGTGCAAATAGCAGCAATGTTGAGTCAGTTTGTTGTGCACCTTTTGCCGCAAGGCGCAAACCGGATGGGGTTTATCTACAACGCGAACTCGCAGCGTTCTGGAAAGACGCTGCTAGTGAAGATGGCGACCTGCCCGGTGCATGGATCGGTTGCCGCGCAGACGTGGAAAAGCAACGAGGAGGAGCTCGCCAAGGTAATTGACGCGCAATTGTTGGAGGCGAAGACGTATATTTTGTTCGATAATTGCCGTGGGTTCCTGCAAAGCCAGACAGTTGAGGCCTTGATGACGTCGCCGATGTGGACGGGTCGAATTTTAGGGCGATCGCAGACGTTTACGGTGCCTAATCATGTGACGGTGTTTATTACGGGCAACGACTGTACGGTCAGCAGCGATATGGCTTACCGGTGTCTGTTGGTGAATCTGTTCGTCTCCGAGGCGGAAGTGCAGGATCGGAAGACGGCGGTGCTTATTGATGAGCCGTGGTTGTTAGAGCGCGAAAACCGGAAGAAGATATTGGGGTGCCTGTGGTCGTTGGTGAAGCACTGGATCCGGGTGGGCGGGAAGCCGAGCGCGTCGTCGTTCGGGTACAAGCCGCTGTTGGGTTTTGAGGCGTGGGGCGATTTGGTCGGGGGCATCGTGGCTTACGCGGGATTTGGCGATTGCCTGGCGCGAGCGCAGGTGGCAACGGCCGGGGACAACGAAAAGCGGGACGTCACTGCGTTGGTGGACAACATGACGCAGTATTTCAGTGAGAAAAACGACGTGGTTGAGTTCAAGTTTGATGAGATTGTGAAGATTTGCAGGGAGGAGGAGCTCTTTCCCTGGGCAATTGACGGTCGTGAGAAGGGTGATGAATTCACCTTGAATGCGGAGTCGAAGAGTAGGTTTGGCAAGATTTTGTCTCGCTACGCGCCGGACCATGCGTCTGGGGGGAGAGCGTTCATGATAAAAAACCGCCTTCTTACGCTAATGTCGCGAGGTACAGGGAGGCATAAGAGAATTGTGTTAGAAAGAACCACTTAAAGGATAAGTTTTCGTAATGAAAAGGCCGTGCCATATTCGATTGGCACGGCCTTTTTTATTCCCTTTACCCTTACATAATGAGGCGGCACAGGTGGACTGGGGTGACTTTTCGACTTTTCCAAACCTATGCCGTTCATAAATGAATCACGGAAAAGATATTAGATGGTGTTTGCATTGGTAGGCATAGGTGGGCATAGGTTTTTCTTACTTACCCTAAAACGACAGTTGCAAGAAATGTAATGCCACTTTTGCCAAATTTTCCTAACGCTGGGTTTTTGGTGCGCCTACGTGTGTACCTATGCCCTAAAAATAGCCACCACGGTGGATAAGGAATCTTTTTGCGTGGTTACAGACAGGTGCCCCTTTAGGGGTGACTAGGTTATCTTATGTGTGGATGAATAGTTGACTGGTTACACTTTGTTGTGTGCTTCGTTCGATGAATCTGGGGGTGTCCCTTCTATTGGTGTGCCTGATATTGCCGCTGCTTGGGGGGTTAGCCGTGCTTACGTCTACAAGCTGCTCAAGAAAGGGCTAGATATTTCCTCCCTTGAGGCCGCCAATGCCTGGCGGCACTCCAATGCCAAGCACGGCGTCGGCAGCCGCTCCAAAACCGCTGCCCCCGTCGACGCCCCCACTCCCCCCGAGGCCGCCACCGAACACTCTTGCACTCCTCGCAAGGCAAAGTCCAAGCGCGTCCGGTTGAAAACATTGCAGGACAGTCTTGAAATGGCCATCCGCGTTGAAGAGTTGTGCGCCGTCGCCGTAATCGAAAAGAGCCGGGACGCCTCGTCTCAAAATTTCGTCAATTCCTACAACAAGGCTCACCAAAATCGCGTCGAGACCGAAGCCGCCATCATCAAACAACAGAAGGAACGCGGCGAGCTCATCACGGCCGAGGCCGCTACTGTCGAAATGTCCAAACTTGCGGCGTCGATCATTTCGCTTTTGCGCTCCATGCCCAAACAAGTGGGCCTAAAAGCCAACCCCTCAGACGAATTTCTCGCCGAAGCCGCAGTTTCGGATGCCGTTGAGTCCCTGATTCAACAAATCCAGCTCACTTATGCCCGCTGCGCTTCCTGATGCTCCGGGCCTCTCCGCGCTGTCGGCGGCGTTATACTCCCTTTTTGACCGCGCCCCGGACATCCCCGTCTGGCAATGGCTCGAACAACACGTCTCCTTAACTGAGCGCGAGACCGCGACGCCCGGCCTCTTCCGAACGCTACTTCGCCCCTACGTACGCGAGCCTTTAGAGTGTTTTCGCGACCGTTCCGTCACGGACCTTTCTCTATGTTGGGGCACTCAAACCAGCAAGACCATGACCATCATGGGCGGTGCTGCTTACAAGATCTGCAACGATTCCATGAATACGCTGTGGGTCATGCCCAACGCTGACCTCTGTAAGTCGTTTTCTCGAAACCGCTGGCAACCTTTGGTCGACAACTGTGCTCCCCTCGCCGCTCAAAAGCCTTCCGACCGGCATCTCTGGAAAACGATGGAGCAGTTCTTTACCAAGAACACCCTGACTTTTGTCGGTTCAAACTCTCCCGCCAATCTTGCTTCTCGGCCGGCGGGGCTACTTCTCCTGGATGAAGTCGACAAGTTTGAGCTCAAGGGAGACAAAGAAGCCGGTGCCCTCCAGAATGCCGAGGAGCGAACCAAGACGTTCCCCTACCCGCTCCGGGTCAAAACTTCGACCCCTACGACGGCGCACGGTGAAATATGGCGCGAATTCCTCACCGGCGATCAGCGTTTCTTTTACATTCCATGCCCGAATTGCAAAGAAATGATCCGCCTAGAGTGGCCGAATGTCCGCTGGTGGGACAAAGACGAGTCGGAAAGCAAGGTGGAGGGCGAGTGGAATATGGAGCTGGTCCGAGCGAACACCTACTACCGCTGTCAGAATTGCGAATTTCACATCCGCGATGGTCAAAAAACCGCCATGCTTCGCGACGGCGAATGGCGTCCGCACAATCTGAACGCGCCTCCTGGCCGCCGGTCCTACCACCTCAATTCTCTGTACGCTGCTCTGAAGGAAACCCAATGGGGCAACCTCGCCGTCAAATGGCTTCAGACTAAGGGCAGCATCACCCGGCGGCATGCCTTCATCAATTCTACGCTCGCTGAAGTTTGGGACAATGAACGCGCCGTGGATGACGAGCCGGTTCACACCACGGTATTTGCCTTGGGTGATTTGCCAAACGAACGCATTCCAGTCATGGCCGTAGATTGCCAAGAGGGACATTATTGGGCGTGCGTTCGTTATTGGGGCCGCTCAAATGAAAGCTGGCTCATGTACGCAGGCCGGATTGAGACGCCGGAAGAACTTGAAGCCTTGGCCGAAGAACACAAAGTTGCGCCTCACCGAGTCGGGATTGACATGGCGCATCGCCCGAATGTTGCAGCAAAGCTCATCGTGAAAAATGGTTGGCGCGGCCTGTGGGGCTCCGACAAAAAAGGATTTGTCCACACCTTGGGAAATGGTGCCCGCATCATCCGGGATTTTTCGCCTGTTCAAAACAGGGATCCTCATTTGGGAACCGTCCACCAAAACGAAAGCAACAAACGCGCTATGTACGTCTACTGGGCGGGAGACCGAATCAAAGATCGCCTTGAAATTTTACGCCATACGCAACCCACCAAATTTCACGTTCCGAGCACCGTGAGCAACGATTACGTACGACAGATCAACGCGGAAATCAAAACTTCGCGTGTCGCTCCGCTCACTGGCCGCCTGGTGCATTTCTGGAAACAGATCCGAAAAGACAATCATCTTCGCGATTGCGAACTCATGGGACTTGTCATGGCGCTTGCCGGGGGAATCTTGGAAGATGAAACCATGGGCGCCGCTGATTCCCAAGCCGCGTTCGGTTTCATGAAAAATCCTCCGACGATTGCCGCTCCGATTGAAAATGAACCAGAAGCCACGCAATCCGGTTTTGTGTTCACGGAAGCTGATCGCGACTAATCCAGAAATGTCTCAATCGCAATTTTCCCAATCAATAAGCGTAAACTGGGAGATGAGTTCGGTGACCAAGATTGACACTTTAACAGTGTAGCATGAAGCCACACGCAGAAGACGCGACCATCGCCAAGGGCACTATCGTCTCGCCAAAACTTGATGGAATTTACGCCAAGGCAAC